CCCAGGTCTTCCACTGCAGCGATGGGATGCGGTGCATCGGCCCGCCCGCCTCGGTGTCGCCTGGCAACGGCATACGGCCGAGAATGTCTCCGACCGCGCGCAGTGTCTTCTTCTCGGGCTCGTAGAGGAAAGGAGGCACCTTCTCGACGTGCCGCGCCACCAGCAGGAAGCGCTTGCGGGACTGCGCCAGGCCGCCCAGCTCGCCGCAGTCGTGAGTGGTTTCCGCCACTGCATAGCCGTAGTGGCTGAGCAGGCTGTTGATCTGGTCCAGCAGGTGCCGGCCGCGGGTGGCCAGGCGCGGTACGTTCTCGAAGACGATCAGCGGTACCGGGTCATCTTTCCAGGCTTCGCCCATAAGCCAGATGCAGCGCAAGGTCAGTTCGTTGAGGGCCTGGTATTTCGGCGTCTTGCTGGTGGCCTCGGACAGCAGGCCACTGGCGCCCTTGCATGGGCTGCTGATGAAGACCGCGTCGGGCCGTTGGTTCTGCGCGGCGCGGCGAACGTCATCTGCAGAGGCTTCGCTCCAGCCCGCCGGCGGCTGCTGCCCGTGAAAGCGCGTGTATTGGTCACGGGTGAAGAGGTCCAGCAGCGTTCCCGGCACGCCGGCCAGGCGCTCGAAGTCGCGCAGGCCAGCCGGGTCAACATCTATCCCGCCGAGGCATTCCCAGTGCGCCTGGACATTGCCGACCACGGGCTTCGCCTGGTTGAAACCCTTTGCGCCACCGCCCAGACCGCAGCAGAAGTGGAAGTGCCGGAGGATGCGCTTAACGAGCATAGCGGCGGCCTCCCTGGGCTTTCTTGGCGGTGAGGTTCCCCATGTAGCTGGCCCACTCTTCCTGCTTGCGCTGCTGGCGGATGCGGCTACAGGCGGCGTGCTTACGGGTGGAGCGGGCCTTGTGGCAGATATCGCAGATGCTGGGCAGGTCGAGCCGGTGGCTGGCCATGGTTGGGCGGGTGCGGTTGTTCATTGGGCACCGCCTTCGGCCTGGTGGCCGGGGTTGCCGTACTTCGCGGCGCCGCATTCGCAGCGGTACAGCCCGCGCTTAGTGATGCGACCGAAACGGCCGTTCAGGTGGCTGGTGACGACGTTGCGGACGAAGGTCCAGCTGTGGCGTTTGCCGATGGTGCAGGGCTTCATGCGTCACCGCCTTGCACGGCCGGAGCAGCCTGTTGCAGCAAAGCCTTCATGTATTCAATTGCTTGTGTGGCGTCGTCATGGGAGTCGCAGAACACTTCACGGGCCTGGAGCGCCGCGCGGTTCACCGCGGCTTGCCAGTCTTCTGGCACTTCGTCCGCGTCCCAGCCCAGCGCCCTGCGACGCTCCATCAGGTCCAAAGCCTTGCGTGCTCTGGCGCTCAGCTCTGGGCCGATGCCGCAGTCGCCGTCGGCCACGTAGTTGACGAACTCCAGCAGGGCATCGCCAGCGGCAAGTTCATGGCCGCGTGCCCAGCTAACGACCTCACCGCCATCGACGGTGCGGGGGATTTCCTTACCGATCGCGCCACGGATAACGATCGTGTCGTAGCGCGGCGTGGTAGCCTGCTCGGCGCTGACTTCAGGGGTTTGTGCTTGCATGGTGCTTCTCCTTGGGTTGGTCTGGCCCTGGTGAGTTGCCGCTCACCGGGGCCTTCTTGTTTCTGGGCGGTGCGTTACCGAACGCGGATCTTTTTGCCGTCCTCGAGGACGTACAGGTTCACGTCGGCCAAGCGGTACTGGTCTCCCACGCCGCCCTTGACGCAGTAGTCGCCCCCGCCGTCGTGGACGATGCGCACCTTGAAGGGGTAGCCGTAGCCGTTGGAGCGACACAGCGCAGCCTGGCCGGCGTACTTGCTGGACTTCTTGATTTCGGCGTAGAGCTGCTGGCCCTCCTTGCGGCCGTGGTCGCCATGGGCGGCCTCGAACGCCTCCCAGGCGCGCTGGGTCAGCGCATCAGCAAAAGCGTTGTCCTGGTCGTTGCGATCGACCGACCAGCCCTTCTCCTTGGCCAGATCCTCGAAGGTGAACAGCAGGTCCAAATCCTGCAGCTGGCGGCTCATGCGGCACGCTCCTGCTGTTTAGCGGTACGGGCCATTTCGTACTCACTTGGCAGGATCTCGACGGCGCCATCGATCCAGCCAGACGTGGGCTTGCCCGCAGCTACCAGCTCGGCGTGTTCGGCCTTGTTGATATGGAAGCCGAGGCAGAAGTAGGCCGTCCCGTCCCGCTCGAACATCACGCCGCCGCACAACAGCAGGTTGCCGGTGTTGACGTTCAGCCGGTCCCAGTAGTCGTGCTTGCTGAGGCGCGCCGGGCAGTGTGCGCGCCAGGTACTGAGCAACCGTTCATGCTCGGCGCGAATGGCGGCGCGCTCTTCCTTGCTGATGCCCTTGGGCGGTACTGCCTGGCTGCGCAGGCTGCGATAGCCCCATTCATCTGGGCGGCGCCAGTGCACATCTAACTCCCGGCTCCCGCTCAGCTTCACGCCGCCCGCGAAGTTCGAGTCGATGTCGTGCATCGGTGCGACCTCTCCACCGATCACCGCGCCCAACGCTTCCAGCTCTTGCCGAAACTGGTCTTTGGCCCGGTAGTAGTCCTGAACGATGCCGACCGTTTCTGGCGCCTGTGACTTGTAATAGTGGTATTGCACGGTGCTTCTCCTTGGTAAGGCCCAGGCGTTGCCGCGCCCGGGCGCTGGGGTTAGCGGGCCGCCAGGGCCAGCAGGTTGGGGGCGAGGTAGCCGGCTGCGAGCAGTACCGCCAGGGTCACGCCGCTGCCCAGCAGGGTGAGCAGGGTTTCGCGCCGGCTGTGGCTGTAGAGGTCGTCGTTGTCGTTCATTGGCATGGTGCTTCTCCTTAGGTTGGTACCGGCGTTGCCGCGCCGGCGGGTTAAACGAGCTGGAACACCCAGCAACGGACGGTCTTGGCGTTGTTCAGCCCGTCGGTGGCGATGTTCGAGTTGATCGGTTTGTTGGTCTCGATGAACTTCGGCGACTTGCTGGTCTTGAGCAGGCGCTTGAGCTCGCTGAGGTTCGGGAGCTGCTGCCGCTTGTTGGCCGCCATCTCGACGAACTCGTTGAGGTTGATGGCGAAGAAGGCCGACTTGCGGGAGTGGTTCAGTCGGCCGCCGGGCTCGTTCAGGGGGCCATTGAGGAACTCCACCATGTCCCAGAATTCGCGCACGAGCGGGTGGTCAGCGTTGATCGCCTGCTGCCGCTCCTGCGCCATGCGCTCCACCTCGGCGTGCACCTGGGCCGCGCGCTCGTCGCTGAGCGGCACGACCAGCTGCAGGGCGTCGACCAGGCTGCGCAGCTGGGCGTGGTTCTTGGCGATCCGCACGGTGCGGATGCCCGGCAGCGCCAGGAGCTGCTGCTCGTAGCCGGAGGTGCGCTCGTCCAGGAGCTTCATCACCTGCGCCTCGGGCTTGAGCGCCTTCACCATGAAGCCGCTGAGCTGCTCGACTGGCATGCGCTCCAGGCGCTCGGCGTGGAGCTTGGTTTCCGGGGTCTGGTGCTCGCGGGTCAGGTGCACATGGCCCAGGCGCTGGAGGATCGGCTCGGAAGCGTTGACGGCGTTGTTCTGCGCGATCAGCAGGGCGCCGCGGAACGGCGGTTCGCGGGTGTCGTTGCCGTTGTTCTTCACACCGGTGGAACGAACGCTGCGGCCGTTGTAGGCGGTCTTGAGTTCGTCCCAGTCG